AATTTAAAGCTGATTGTTGTATATCAAATCCACCGTACAATATGAAATGGGAACAACCGGCGTTCGCGCAATTACAGAATAGATTCTCACAGTGTGAAATTCCGCCGGAAAGCAATGCAAATTATGCGTTTGTGTTGACGGCATTAAATGAAATCAAGAGCAAGGCAAGTTTTATACTGCCGAATGGCATTTTAAGCACTGATAATAAAAAAGAGAAACAAATAAAAAAATATTTAGTCGAAATGAATTTTATCGAAAGTATAATTTTATGCCCCGATAAAATGTTTGAAGTAACGTCAATACCAACGTGTATTATTACATTCAACAAAAACAAACAACATTCGACAGTGGAAATGATTGACCTACGACAGAAATATGAAATTGAACAGCGAATGCAAAACGGGCAGTACGGAGGGGCAAGCCATACAAACAGAACATACGCCAAAGAAGTTAAGATTATAACAGAAAGTCAAGTTCAAGACGTATTACTGCAAATTGAACAGCGTGGAAATGTAGCCGGTTATTGTAAATCTGTAAGCATTGAAGAAATAAAAAACAATGATTATGTATTGATACCGAGTCGATATATAGATTTTGATACGGTGGAAGAAGTGCATAGACCGTATGTCGATATAGTGAATGATTTGAACCGTGTTATAGCTGAAAAAAACACTTGCAAATTGACAATAAACGAAACTATCGCTAAATCAATAGGTTTTGATGTGGAAACGCTAAAGCAAGACAATAGTACATCAGATGGATTATCAGAATTAACAGAGAAACTATGTGGCAAAAAGATTGTGAAAAGTGACTATTTCAGAACGACAAAAAAGAAAAATGAAATAGTATTTTCAAACAACAGCAAAGAAAATATTTCGAGCATTTTTATGCTGATATTCAATATGTGGAAACAACACATATACTACCTAAACATCGAGGAAAACAGATATTTAGTCGAACTAAGAGATGCACTATTACCGGAACTGATGAGCGGTAAGATTGATTTAAGTGATATACAAACAGAAAGCGAGGGTGTGCAATGAGTACATACAGATATAAATTTAAAAAATGGCTATTTATACGCAAATGGCGATTTAATAATCGTAAATGGTGCGAGTGCCGGCACAAGCGCAGAGCGTTAGAACGTGCGTTGACAAAAAACGGATATACGATGTAGTTAATCGGAAAATGTGAAAGTGAGGTGATAAGAGTGACTGAAAAGCAAAAGTTGTTTTGTGAGGAATATTTGATTGATTTGAATGCAACGCAAGCGGCGTTAAGAGCGGGATATTCGGAAAAGACAGCGTATTCGATTGGAAATGAGAACTTGAAGAAACCTGAAATTCAGGAATATATTCAAAAGCGGCTAAAAGAGAAAGAGGACGCTCTTATCGCCAAACAAGATGAGGTATTGAAAACGCTTACGGCTGTTATGCGACGTGAGAAACCCGAAACGGTTGTTGTGACGTGCAAAGCACGTAAATCACACTATGACAACAAGGGCAAGAAAGTCACTGACGAGGCGGAGCAACCGATATGTGTTGAAATACCGACAAAGGTGTCTGACGTAAACAAAGCGGCGGAAATGTTGGGTAAATACTACGCATTGTTCACAGACAAATTAAACGTTGACGGTGATATGGACTACAGCATTAAAATTGATTACGGTGGTGAGGACGAATGAACAACATAACAGTACCGTTCAATCCGATATTCAAGCCTGTACATCAATGTAAAAAGCGTTATGTTGTAATGAAAGGCAGTGCCGGAAGTGGCAAGAGCGTCGATACTGCACAGTTATACATACTCCGTTTAATGCGTGACAAGGGACGTAATCTTGTGTGTGTGAGAAAGTCCGATATAACAAACCGTGACAGTACATTCGCCGAGTTGGAAAGTGCCATAAACCGTATGGGCGTAGGCAGAGCGTGGCGAGTTACGCAAAGTCCGTTGTCGTTCACCTGTATAAACGGCAACAAGATTATATTTCGTGGTGTCAACGATAACAAGCAACGTGAAAAACTGAAATCAATCACATTTGCGAATGGTAAGTTGACCGACGTATGGATTGAAGAGGCTACGGAACTTGTACAACAGGATTTTGAAATTATAGATGACCGTTTGAGAGGTGAACTCCCCGACGGTCTTTTTTATCAGATAAAATTGACATTTAACCCTGTATCGTCAAGTCACTGGATAAAGAAAGTGTTTTTCGATATACAGGACGATAACGTCTTAACGCATCAAAGCACATATTTAACAAACCGATTTTGTGATGAGGCGTATCGACAACGTATGTTACGACGTAAAGAGGTTGACCCTGAGGGCTACAGGATTTACGGCTTGGGCGAATGGGGCGAAACAGGCGGATTGATATTCTCAAATTATCGCATTGAGGAATTTGAAACAGATATGAGCCGTTTTGACGCTATGGCGATAGGACAGGACTTCGGCTTTAACCACGCAAACGCTATATTAACACTCGGATACAAGGACGGCGATATTTACGTTTGTAATGAACTGTATGTACACGAAATGGACACAACAGAAATTATCCCAAAGGCTGACGGTAAGTTCAGCAAAAGTCTTGTAATGTGGTGCGACAGTGCAGAGCCGGACCGTATCAAGATGTGGCGAAAAGCAGGCTACAGGGCAAAGGCGGTTGTTAAAAATCCGAACAGTATACAGTCGCAAATTGACTGGCTGAAAGGCAGAAAGATACACATTCACCCGTCTTGCGTGAATGTAATCAAAGAGATACAGCAATGGCGTTGGCGAGTGGACGAGAAGTCGGGCGAGTATACAGACGAACCTGTCAACGTTTTTGACGACGCAATGGCGGCGTTGAGGTACGGCGTTGAGAGTTGGCGCAAGGATAAGAAAGCTAAAATCTATTCAAGAGAGGAGTACGGAATATGATAATTGATGAAGATATAGTCGCAGGCGGTGTGACACCGTTTATCATAACGAAATTGATTGAACGGCACGAGCGAGAGCGACAGAGATACCGATTGTTACACGATTACTATATGGGCGACCACCGCATTTTAAACCGTAGAAAAAGGGGTAAAAACGTGGCAAACAACCGTATAATGTGTAATCACGCAAAGTACATAACGGATATGACGCAGAGTTATCTTGTCGGCAATCCTGTAACGTATGCGGTGTCGGACGAATACGATATTGAGGCAATCAAAAACGAATATTTGGAACAGGATATGCCGAGTGTGGACAGTGAAATTGTAAAGAATATGAGCATTTACGGCAAAGCATATGAACTGATTTATGCGGACGAAAAAAGCAAGCCGAGAAGTGTCCGATTGGACCCGGAGCATACATTTGTATGTTACTCACAGTCGGCATTTGAAAAGCCGTTGTTTGCGGTGTATTACTACAAGAAATACGACCTTGACGGCTACTGCACAGGCAGTATTTGTCGTGTGTATGACGAATCGTTTATATATACATACACAGGTCTTGACAGCTATACGGCATTGTCATTGCAAAATGTTGAACCGCATTACTTTTTCGATGTACCTATTATTGAATACAGAAATAATACGGAAATGCAGGGCGATTTTGAACAGTTGATAACGCAGATTGACGCATACAATGTGTTGATGTCAGATAGAATTAATGACAAGGAACAGTTCGTTAATTCACTGTTGTTTTTGTGTAATTGCGACCTTGACACCGAACAGGCAAAAAAATTATTGGTAGAACGTATTTTAATGGGCGACGGTGACGCAAAGGCGGAGTATCTGTCAAAGGTGCTGAACGAGGCTGATACAAAGGTGTTGCGTGACGACATCAAGGACGATATACACCGTTTGTCACACGTTCCCGACCTGTCGGACGAAAGTTTCGGCAACAACTTGTCGGGTGTGGCGATAAAGTACAAGCTGTTGGGATTTGAACAGCACGTCAAGAACAAAGAACGTAACTTTGCTAAGACATTGCGCAAGCGATTAGAGATTTACAACAATTTCTTAGTGACATTAAACGCAATGAAAGAAGTGCCGTCGCACAGAGTTGACATCGGATTTACGTATAACTTGCCCGCAAACGAACTTGAAATAGCACAGATGATTAATTACCTCAAAGGTCTTGCGTCTGACGAAACATTATTAGAGCGTCTGCCGTTTATAACAGACGCAAAGGAAGAAGTTGAAATCGCACGCAGAGAGCAAGCGGAAAAGTCCGCCGAGGATATGCGTATCGCTGAAAGTTCGGCAAGGAAAGTAAACTACAATGAAGAGTAAGGCATATTGGGTGAAACGTGCCGTTGAAGTTGAAACATATTTACAATCGCAAGCGGACAGCGTTAAGGGCGGTGTAATTAAGGCATATGAGCGAGCAATCAAGAATGTAAACAATGACATTGAGAAAACGTTTAAAGCCTATATTTCGACTGATATACCCGAAAAAGAGGCACGTCGGCTGATGAGCATAGCCGACAGTGACAAGCAGTACGAAGAACTGCTTGAACTGTACGACGAAACAGACGACAAGACAGTCAAAAAGGAAATTCTAAACCGCATAAATGCACAGGCATACGGTGCGAGAATTAGCCGATTAGAGGGACTGAAACGTAATGTATATATTTACTTTAGGCACGTTGCAAACGAGGCTATAAAGGAGCAAAAGAAACTGTATGACAGTGCGGTAAAGACGGCGTATTATACGAATATTTTTGATACCGCACAAGGATTGAATTGCGGTATTGATTTTTCACTTGTACCGCAAAAGGCGGTTAATAAAGTGTTAAGTGAGCCGTGGCACGGTCACAACTACAGCGAGAGAGTGTGGATACATAACGACAGATTTATACAGGCAGTCGGACAGACGATTGAGGACGGTATTATAAGCGGTCACAGTGTAAGCCGTATGACCGATAAGCTGATTGATTACGTCAAAGATACTGCACCGGGTGGAATACGAACATCAGCCGAAACACTTGTGCGAAGTGAAACGGCTCATTTTATGAACCAAGGTCAAAAGATGGCGTATGAGGAAATAGGTATAAAACAGTATCGTTTTGTTGCGGCACTGTCTGAATTGACGTGTGACAGGTGCGGAAGTCTTGACGGTAGCGTGTTTGATACGGATAAAGCCGTTGAGGGCGAAAACTTCCCACCGATACACCCACGTTGTCGGTGCGTTACGATTATGGCAGACGTGAATTTAACAAGCCGTATCGCCCGTGACCCGCTGACAGGCGAAAATTACAAGGTTGACGGCAGTATGACGTTTGATGAATGGAAAAACGGTTTGTCGGACGAACAGAAAAATGCGTTAGAACTTCACGTCAAGCAAATGCGAAACAGGTCAGCGGACAAAGTGCAGTATGAAAAATACAGTCAAATTTTCGGCAAGGAATTTCCGAAAACTCTTGATGATTTTGTGGATATGAAGTATAATGATAGTGACAGATGGGAGCAGTTTAAGTCCGAAAAGCAAGAATGTCTAAACCAAATGGACTTTAAAGATATGAATGGTCTTATCGGAAAATTAGGCAATAAAGAGGCTCGTTTATGGTATAAGGCTCACGATGAAAATATCCCGAATTTGATTGATAAAACACAAACATTAGAGCAACAAGCAAGGCAAGCCTGCACATTGCGTAATACAAACAGAACTAATACAAGAGATTTGATGAAAGACCAAAAATTAAGAAAAGAACTTGATATGAAGTATCCTAATTTACCTTATGAGTTTTATTATAAAAAATATAAAACGGACAAAGAAACAGGAAAAATATATTCTGATGACGAAGTAAACAAAAAGATAATAGAAAAATCTACCACAACAAATAAAAAAGCAGATGAGAAAGCGGGTGTTGACAGATGAAAACATATATTATAAATATAGAATATGGAGTGCAGATAAGAATAGATTGCACAGATAAAGATATGAAAATTTATGATAAATTGGTTTCGTTTTTAGATAACCGTAAAGACGTAAAATGTGTAAAAAAATCTACAACTTTTGAAACGCCTATATCAGATTATGAGTATAAAAATATTCCGTTTTCGGTTTTGTTTGATGAAATGGTTGATGAAACATTTATTTTTGTAGGAAAAGAATATGACTACAAATTAATAGAGCAGTTATTACAAAAGTTAATATAGTCGAATAAAAGCACGTTGTTAGACGTGCTTTTTTGATACATTGAAAGGCGGTGATAGTGTGAGAATAGGCACAACATACACATAGAAGAAAGGAATGGTGATCCGATTATCTCCCTGTTAGACGTGGGGTTATACGTCTTATTTTTATACAATTTTTCAGAAAGGAATGATTTGAATGGCAGATACAGCAGAGCAAACAGAAAAACAAGAGCAAGAGAAGTCCACAGAGCAGAAGTCAACCGAACAAAAAGACGGCGACAATCAAAAGGCGATTGATGAAGCAATAGCTAAGGCAAAATCAGAGTGGGAAAAGGACCTTGAGCAAAAGCTAAAGGACGCTGAAGAAGAGGGCATGAGAAAAGCCAAGCTTACAGCCGACCAAAGAAAAAAAGAGGACGACGACAAGGAAAGGGAAGAATTTGAAAAGGCAAAGGCAGAGTTTGAACGTGAAAAAATCGTTGCATATGCCGAAACAGAACTTGCCAAAGTCGGACTGTCTGCCGAGATTGCAAAGTATATTGTGGCAGAGGATAAGGATAGCACAAAGGCGGTTATTGACAAGATAAAAGAAAGCTATGACAAAGATGTACAAGCAGGTGTTACCGAGCGTTTAAAGGGCAAAACACCGAATTTAAACGGTGGCAGTGGCGGTCACAACACAGGCAGTTTTATGGACATAATCAGAGAAAATCAAAGATAGGAGTGAAATAAATGGGTTATTTAAAAAATGAATTGACAGGCTTTGTGCCTGTCGAGCAAGCAACAGAAATCATCAAAATGGTGACAAGGGGTTCAAGTGTTTTAAGAATGGCGAAAGTCGAGGAAATGAAACACGAGAAGAAAAAGTTTAACGTACTTACAGACGGTCCGGGTGCTTACTGGGTCGGTGAGGGTGAAAGAATTAAGACAAGCGGTGCTACTTGGATTCACCCTGAAATCGAGGCTAAGAAGTTAGCCGTTATTATTCCGGTAACAAAGGAAAAGTTGGAAGATACAACTATCAGCGTATTTGAAGAACTAAAGCCGGAAATCGCAGAGGCATTTTACAGAGCGATTGACGCGGCGTGCATTTTCGGTACAAATTCACCGTTCAAGACAAATATTATGAACGCTATCGACAGTAAGCATATGGTTGTTACGGACAACGCAAATATTGATATTGCTATGTCTGACGCAATGTCGATGATTGAAGAAAACGGCTATGACCCATCGGGATTTATCGGTCGTATCGGTGTTAAGAATATGCTGAGAAAATTGCGTGACGCAAACGGCGCACCTGCATATGTCAACGGTACAACAGGCGGTGAGTTGTACGGTCAGCCTATCGAATTTGTGCGCAACGGTGCGTGGGACAACAAACGTGCCGATATTATCACAGGTAACTTCAAGTATGCCGTTGTCGGTATGCGTGCAGGTATCAACTATGAAATTCTTACAGAAGCAACACTACAAGGCACTCTTGACAGTGACGGTAAACCGCTATCACTTGCGGAGCAAGATATGGTTGCAATCAAGGCTACTATGCGTTTAGGTTTCCTT